CCGGCGTTGATGTTGAGTGAGCGTGCCTACGGCGACGTGAGCCGCGAACTTGCAGCGAAGATGGAGGAACTGGCGCGTGAGGAGGCCGACTACCAGCAAGAATTGTTGGCTGCGGCGCAGGACGTAACGCCGACTCCGATGGACACCAACGGCACCATCGCCGAGATGCTCGCCGTGCCGATCCTCGGGCTGACCATCGCCGAAACGATGCGCGGATTGTCCGCTGCCCGTTCGGACGCTATCCGCCGCGCCGCGCAAGCCGGGTTCGTCAACGGCCAAACGCCCGACGAGATTGTGCGCGCGTTGCGCGGCACCAAATCAACCGGCTTCACGGACGGCACCTTCAACAAACTCCGGCATCACCTCGAAACCACGATTCGCACAGCCCTGAGCCACGCCACCTCGTACGTCACCGCCGCCGTCCGCGCGCTGAACTCGAACATCGTGCGGGCCGTTATGTGGGTGTCGGTGCTCGACTCGGCGACCAGTTCCTGGTGCATCGCGCGGGCCGGGAAGCGCTACACGGCCGACAACGCCCATCGGCCCATCGGCCATTCGTACGATTGGGGCGCCGGACCCGGGCGCTATCACTACAACTGCCGCTCCACCTCCGCCCCGCTTCTGGCGGGCGAGGTGCCGAACGCCAACGCCTTCGGCGACTGGCTCGGCCGGCAAAGCGCCGCCCGGCAAGACGAGGTGCTCGGCCCGACGCGCGGCGCCCTGTATCGCCGCGGGCAGGTTTCGGTCGAAGGATTCCTGAACAACAAGGGGAAACTCCTGACGCTGGCCCAACTTCAAGCGCGGAATGCGGGAATTCCCGCACTCGCAGCGTGAAGGTTCAACGTAGAATCTCACGTCGTGAGATTCCATCTTTTCTCAAAATGCCAAAATCGCGGATGCGAGATTGGCGCACCGGGCCGGATGGCCCCTCCGCACTGCCTGGGCGGATGCCCGCAGTAACCTCCAAAGCCTCAACATGAAACTCAAACTCACCCCCGACGGATCAGCCGTGGTCCAAGACGGCAAGCCGGTCTACGTGCACGACGACGGCAAGGAAATCGCCTTCGACGCAGTGGGCACCGCCGCCACGATCCAGCGCCTCAACGCCGAGGCCCGCGACCACCGCGTCCGCGCCGAAGCCGCCGAAGCCGCCCTCAAGCCCTTCGCGGGCATCGAGGACGCGGCCAAGGCGCGCAAAGCGATGGAACTGGTGGCGAACCTGGACGCGAAGAAGCTGGTGGATGCCGGCGAGCGCGACACGGCCGTCGCACAGGCGATCAAGTCGGTGGAAGACAAGTTCATGCCCGTTCAGCAAGAGCGCGACAAACTGCAAGAGCAGCTTCACGCCCACATGGTTGGCGGAGCGTTTTCGAGGTCGAAGTACATCGCCTCGAAATTCGCTACCGAAGGCCCCGCGGGCGTCGAGATTGCGCAGGCGCTGTTCGGGAAGCAGTTGAAGGTCGAGGACGGGAAGGTAGTCGCATACGACGCCAACGGCGCCAAGATTTACTCCCGGTCCCGCCCGGGCGAATTCGCGGACCCGGAAGAGGCGATTGAGTTGTTGGTGGAGGCGCACCCTTACAAGGCGAATCTCCTCAAAGGCTCGATGGCCTCGGGCGGCGGCGCCGGTCCCTCCGGCCACAACGCTGGGGGCAGTGGACAACTTCGAGGCAAGCTGGATGGCACGCCCGAGGAGCGGACGGCATATTTCGCGTCTAAGTATCAAGAGCTCAAAACGTAACCCATGCCCTGAAACACTGGGCGAACCAAAGGACTTACTGCTATGGCACTCAGTGACATGAAGGTTTTCAATCAATACGTTCGCGAAGCGACGATTGAAACCCTCGCCCAGATGGTCGACAAGTTCAACGGCGCCTCCGCGGGCGCGATCCAACTGTCCACGACCGGCTTCGACGGCGACTACATGATGCGCTCGTCGTTCTCCAGCCTGCACAGCGCGCAGCGTCGCGTGGATCGCTACGCGACGAACACGTCTGCGGCCGCAACGGTGCTCGCGCAACTCCAGCACAACACGGTCAAGATCGCGGGCGGATTCGGCCCCATCGAATGGGAGCCTTCGCAACTGCGCTGGGTGGGAGACAACCCTGCCGCCGCTGTCGAGGTCATCAGCCGCAACATGGCCGAGTCGATCATGAAGGACATGTTGAACACTGCCATCGCGGCAGCGGTCGCTGCCATCGAGAACGTCGGCGCTACCGCCTACTTCGATACCGGCACCGGACCGATTTCACTGGCAGACCTCAACAGCGCTCACGCCAAGTTCGGCGACATGAGCCAACTGCTGGTGTGCGATGTCATGGATGGCACCACGTACCACGCTCTCATCGGCCTGAATCTGGCCAATGCGGCGACGCTGTTCCAAGCCGGCAACGTCACCGTGGTGAACATTCTCGGCAAGACCACGGTCGTCACTGACGCCCCGGCTCTGCGCGAGACGGGCACCGGTGCGGACCAGAAGGTGTTGTCCCTGGCTTCGGGCGGCGTCGTGGTCCACGACGCGGGCGATCTGGTCACCAACATCGAAACCACGAACGGCGCGCAGCGCATCGTGACCACGATGCAGGCGGACTACACGTTCGGCCTCGGGCTGAAGGGCTACGCTTGGGACACGACCAACGGCGGCAAGTCGCCGACGGACGCGGAACTGGCGACGGGTTCGAACTGGGACAAGATCGCCACGAGCCTGAAGCACACTGCGGGCGTCTTGACGCTGGCGAACATCTAAGCGGGCGCCCCGGAGACGGGGTGTGGACGTGATGATGGACTTGCTGGCCCAAGAGCGCGACAAGTACCGCACCATCTGGGGAGACGCGCAATACCGCGTTGTCTCCCCCGGTGCGCGGCACTTGGCGTCTGCGATCGAGTGGATGGCGCCGGAACCGGGAGCGACTTTCACGGATTGGGGCTGCGGCACCGGACGCGCGGCCGACGAGTTGTTTGCGAGGGGCTTCGATGTCCGTCTCGTGGACCTTGCCGGCAACGCCTACGTTGGCGCGCTCCCGTTCGTGGAGGCGTGCTTGTGGGACTTGCCGCCTGAAATGCCCGCGACAGAGTACGGATTCTGCGCGGACGTGATGGAGCACATCCCGACGGAGCACGTGGACGCCGTGCTGGCCGGCATTCGGCTGCGCACGGGGCGCAAGTGCTATTTCCAGATCGCGCTGTTCCACGACTCCCACTTCACCCAAGCCGGGCCGCTGCACCTGAGCGTGTTCCCTGGCGAGTGGTGGGAAGCGAAGCTGATGTGCCACTTCGACAAAATCGAAGTGCGCAAGATTCGTCTCAAGCACTTGCTGGTGGTGGTGGAATGATGATCGCGCTGCACAGTTTCGGCGAGCTCGTGATGCGTCACAAGGGCGCGCGTATCTGCGTGATGGGCGGCGGGCCGAGTCTGGCCGCTGACATCGAGCGGGTCGAGGCCGACGTCTGGATCAGCACCAACGCACACGGTGCGCGGCTCCGCAAGGTGGATTACGTCGTGGCGATGGACAACCTCCACACCGTCACCGCGGAACCCATGGAGCGGCTCATCCGCGCGCACACCGACGCGCCGATCATCGGTCTGTGGCACTGGTGCACCTATGGCATCACCAATTACCCGCTCGCGCCTCGCCTGATTTTCTCGGGCGTGATCGCGCAGTGGGCGGCGGGGCTGATGGGGGCGCATCCGGCGATCATGGCCGGCTTCGACTGCTACGGGTTCGGTGCCGACCGGACGTTGCCCGAGGGGCGTCGCTCCTTCAATCAGCACCGCGATTTCGTGCCGCACCTGCGGAGCGATGTGCGCGTGGTGAGCGGGCCGCTGACCGAACTGTGGCCGACGTACGATCGGGCGGAGGTGTTCCCGCCGTACGTTGTTCCGGACGTGTTCGACTGGGCGAACGACGATGCGCACGGAGTGTGCGTCCGGGTCATGAAGGCGATCGAGATTCGCGGCCAGCAATACCCCATCGGCACCATCATCCGCGTTCCGCGCGCGGAGGTGTGGCGCCAGATCAAGCACCGTTCCCTCGCGGAAATTCCCACGCCAGCAGCACCCCGGCCCGCTGTCGGTAAATTGTCGAACGTGATGAAGGCCGCATCGCGAACAGCAGGAGCATCAAGTGTCCAACGTTAAGCACATCTACGTCAAAGTCCTCAAACCCGTCGACATCCTCGGCAAGCTCCAGCACGCGGGCGCCGTCCTGCGCGTGACGGCGGACGAGGCGCGGCTTCAGTTGAAGCATCGCTCCTTGGTCGAGGTGCCACGCGGCACCAAGTCCGAAGACGATTCGGCGCCGCCCGCCGACGAGTGATCCCCCTTTCCTAATCTCACACCCAATCCGCCCACAGGAGCATTCACGAAATGACCACCGCAAAAGACGCAAAACTGCAATACGAGGCGGGGCAGAATGCCGTCGCCATGGGGCTGTTGACGAACAGCGGCGACGAACTCACGTTCACCAGTGCCGCCACGCTGTGGTCCGGGCGATCTGGCTACGCGCCGGTGATCCGGCCGAATGGGCTGCTGACGGGCGGTCTTTGCATTCCGGACAACGCGGCGGCAAACAACGTCGTGGACGTGGCGGCGCTGACGTGCAACTTGGCCGGGGTGGTGACATCGGTGTCGGCGGGCAGCGTGACTTCGACGCGCCCCGCCACGGCGGTGGCCAAGATCAACTCGATCACCGTGGACAGTTCCGGCGCGCTGGCTCTCGTGGCCGGCACCGACGGCGCCGACACCACGTTCAGCGAAACTCGTGCCGCGGCCGGTGGCCCGCCGTTGATCCCGGTCGGCTCGATCGAGATTGCGCAGACGCGGGTGATTTCCAACACCGCTGCGCCGATCGCATCTAGTGAGATTTTCCAAGTGGTCGGCCTGCACGCCGAGCGCGCCGACTTCCCGCTGTACGACACCAACTACGGCCCGACGATCGTCGGCGGCGTGCAGACCAAGGCGGGCGGGAGCGTCACGTTCCTGTCGGCTCTGCCCGAGATTCACACCGGCACGCTGCCGAAGCGGGTGTACGCGTCCTACTCGTCGCCGATCTTTGCGGACATCTCGCTGGCGTCGGACTTCGTGCCGCCCGAGACTTCCAACAGCGTCACCTCCACACAGGTCTACGGCGCGACGATCGGCGCAGCGGCGAGCACGCTCAATCAGGGCACGTTCACCGCGTACCTGACCAACGGCATCACCGACGCGCTCGTGTTGCTGAAGGACGCGACGCTGTGGTTCAAGTTCTACAGCGACCGCTACGCCACGCCGTACATGCTGACGCAAGGCGTGCTCGGCATCGCGCGGACGTTCCCGGTGGCCGACCAGATTCAGGCCGCGTGCACCATCTCCGCCACCGTCGCGGCGGTTGAAATCGCGGCGTAGGGCGCTTGTTCATCCAGGCGCAGTAGGGGAACCAGGGCATGGTCGAGAAAATCGCACCCTGCCCCGATTTGCCCGGCGCCTGGGCCGTTTGTCTCCTCTGGCCGATGCTCGATTCGGCCTTGCCGCCCGGTTCACGCCGGGCGGCTTTCTAACTGAGAGCGAAAACGATGCCGTTTAACCCTGACAAGTTCCTGGCAGCCAAGCTGGAGGCGCGGCAAAAAGCCGTTCCCGTTCCGGCGCTGTCGGGATGGTTTGACGAGGGCGAGGAGCCAGTGTGGACCGTGCGCGGCCTCACCTCGAACGAATTGAACGCAGCGATGGAAGCGAAGGCTCGCCGCGCGTCCATCGACAACGTCATTACCGCCCTCACCAACAACGATCAGGCGCAAGCGGTGCGCGAGATGATCGGACTGACGAAAGGCTCACCGGCCGAGATCGTGAAGCGGCTGGAGATGCTGGTGCTCGGGTCGGTCGCGCCGAAAATCGAGTTGCCGCTGGCGGTGAAGCTGGCCGAGGCGTTCCCGATTGAATTCCTGACACTCACGAACGAAATCACCTCGCTCACTGGAATGGGCTTCGACCTTGTAAAGCCCGAGGCCGCCTCGCAACCGATCACGCATTGATGACCTCGATGGCCATGATCGACAAGCGCGGCGGCTTTCTGTACGAGCACCGCCCCGACGTGATCCCGCAAGGGTTCGTCACGGAGGAGGAAGTGACGCTGTGGTGCGCGTATTACGAGCGTCGCGGTAAGGACGGCAAGAATGGCTGACCTGACGCGCACCGTTGCCGTCATCTTCCAAGGCGTTGACAGCAGCCTGAGTCAGGCGACTGCGCAGATCGAAAGTTCATTGCGCGGCGTCTCGACCGCTGCTGGTTCAGCGGCGCCCGCGCTGGACGACACCGCCGCGGCTTCGACTAGGCTCGGCACCGCAGTAGGAGGGGCAGGCGGTAGCATCGGCGAGCTGACGCGGCTCATGCAAGGCCTGGCCGGGTCGCTCGTCGTCAAGGAGTTCATCGACGCCAACGTGGCGATCGAGAATTTCGGCCGGGCCATGACGCTGGTGACCGGCTCGACGGAGGGCGCGGCGGAGTCGCTCAGCTACATCAAGAGCATTTCGAACACGCTGGGCCTCGAAATCA